GACGCCACCGGGGGCGCCCGAGCCCGGAAGCGATGACAAGCCGCCGGCTGCGAAGCCCGAGCCCGAGCCTGAGGTCGATGGCGACTAGCGTCGAGCGCGAGCAACTGCGCGTCGCTGGCGTCACCAAGCGCGGTGTCGATGCCGCGCTCAAGAAAACCACGCGCCCGCCCAAGGCACTCGAAGTCAGCTACGCAGGCTTTCTCACGAGCGGCCAGCGACGCGTCAATGCGGTCATCGTCGAGCAGCTCGCGGCGATGGGGTCGATCCTCGACATCGCACGCCGTAGCGATGGCGACCGCTTCGACGACCTCAACGACGACCTTGCCGCCGCCTTCGCCGCGCTGCGCGATACCATTCAGCGCCTCGCCATCGGTGGCGTGCTCAGGATCGGCATCGTCGAGCACGGCAGCAAGACCGCTCAGTTCAACGACGAGAAGTACAACTCACCCGTGATGAACCTGCTCGGCATCGGCAACGCAAGCGCAAGCGTTGAGCAGCGCATCCTGAACGGGTGGGCGCGCGAGAACGTGCAGCTAATCACGAACATGAATGCCGAGCAGCTAGGCAAGCTCGAGACGCTGTTCTTGCGCGCGCTGCGCGACGGCTCGCGCTCGGCGCAGGTGCAGGCCGACGTCGCGCACATCCTCGGTGGCAGCGTCAACCGCGCACGCCTCATCGCACGCGATCAGATCGGCAAGCTCAATGGTCAGCTCGACAGGCAGAAGCAAACCGAGGCGGGCGTACAGGGCTATCGCTGGCGAGGCGCACTCGACAGCCGTGAGCGGCCCGAGCACGTCGCACGCGAGGGCGATCTCTTCCAGTGGGACGCCCCGCCTGTCGACGGCCATCCCGGGCAGCCCGTGCAGTGCCGCTGCAGCCCCGAGCCCGACATCGGCCCGCTTGTCGGCGACGAGTTCTCGCCCGCTCCCGACAAGCCCACCGCGGCCGAGCGCGCGAGGCTCGAGGTCGAGCGCAAGCGCAACGTCAAGCGCCAAGCGCAGAAGCGGCGCAGGCGGGCCAAGCGCGCGGCGCGGGCGACCGCGGGGTAGGCTTTTCCCGCGAAAAGCGCCCCTAGTTGACGGGCTTGCTGTATTTCTGCAAGCTATCTCACAAATGGCGGCGAAAAAGACCACGGTCGAACGGCTCGACTTTCAGCGAATCGACGCCGCCCGTGTCACCGAAACCCCGCAAGGCTTCCTACGCGTCGCCGGCAACCTCACACGCGTCGGCGTGTTGCCGTACCACCGCGCTGACGGCAGCGTGTATCGCGAGCTGCGGCTGCCCTCGGAGGTGTTCCGCGAGGACTCGCTCGGCTCGATGCGCTACGCGCCCGTGACCGACCTGCACGGCGGCATGGTCGACCCCAGCAACGTGGGCGACCTGCAGGTCGGTATCGTCGGGCAGGACGTCGACCACGACGGCGCCTTCGTGGTGGGCTCGGCGATCATCCAACGCAAAGACATGATCGACGCGGTGAAGTCGAAGGCGCGCAGCGAGCTGTCGCCTGGCTACCGCTGTTGGGTGCAAGACGAAGGCGGCCGATGGGACGGCAGCGAGTTCGGTCTCGGCAAGCAGGACTATGACGGGGTGCAGCGCGACATCACGTACAACCATCTCGCCATCGGGCCCAAGGACTGGGGCCGCAGCGGACCCGACGTCGCGTTGCGGATGGACGGGCTCGGCGAGGGCGCAGCCTACGCCGGCCACACAGAGATTGCTCGGTCACCGATGATTCAGGTACCGGCTGATATCAAACCGAGAGGACACATCGACATGAAAAAGATCACTATCGTTTTGGACGGTGCCAGCTTCGAGATCGAAGTGCCCGAGGCACTCGCCGGCAGCTTCGCCGAGCGGTTCGCGAACCTGCAGTCGAAGGCCGAAAAGGTCGACGGGCTCGAAGGCAAGCTCGCCGCCGCCGAGAAGGCCACCAAGGATGTGCAGGACAAGCTCGACACCGCGACCGACCCGAAGGCGATTCAGGCGGCCATCGCGGCGCGCACCGAGCTCGTCGCCGACGTCAAGCGCATCGCGCCCAAGCTCGAGATCGACGAGAAGCTCGACGACAAGGGACTCAAGGTTGCCGCGCTCGTCGAGGCCGGCACCGACGCGGCCGTCTTCGAGGACCGCACCGACGGCTACATCGACGGCATGTTCGAGCACGCTGTCAGCGCCGCGCCCGAGGGCGACGACGATGGCGACGTGACCGGGCATCCCGTGGTCAAGCCCAGGCGCGCTGTCGCAGGCCCGGCGCCCACCACGCGCACCGACGGCGACGACACCCCCGTCGACGAGACGGTCGAGGGCACGACCGCCCACACCGACGCCGCGCGCGAGGCCATGCTCAAGCGCAACCGAGAGATGTCGCAGGGCAAGCTCGACGCCGCCCGCCCCGGAGTCTATGACGCCTAGCCTCCCGGCTCGGCGCCTCACACGCACACAGAACCCAAGGATCAAGACATGAGCCAGACAGCAGTCACTGACGAGCCGGGACAGGCATACGCCGGCAAGGTCGAGCACTCGGGGCAGTTCCCCAACTCGATCATCTCCCTCATTGCGGCCGAGCTGATTTACTTCGGCAAGCTCGTGGTCGCACCCGACGCCGACGTCGAGGTCGGTGGCGCAAGCGGTGGCCCGCAGACGTGTGCGGCGCCGACCGACGCAGCCGAGGCGCTGCTCGCCAACACTGTCGGCGGCGTGTCCATCGCCGACCCCACGGTCGAGCGCATGCGTGACCCGTCGACCCCGAATGTGGCCAACTCGGCCCCGTACGGCGCCTACGGTGACGAGACCTCGGTCTCGGTCATGCGCAAGGGCCGTATTTGGGTGCAGACCGAAGCGGCCGTCGCGGCATTGAGCGACGGCGTGTTCGTGCGCGTGGCCAATGCGGGCACGATCCCGGTTGCTGCCCTTGGCAGCTTCACGCCGACCAACACGGCCGACCACGAGCCCGCGCCGTCCGGCATGGTCTGGTCGGGAGCCACCACCATCGGCGGGCTGTTCTTCGGCCGCCTGGACATCAACCTGCCGGGCTAACCGGCCAGCAGCGACAGCCCGAAAGGTAAACAGGACACACCATGAAATACCTCGCAACAGTGCTCGCGGCGATTGGCTGCACGTGGCCCACGCCACACGAAGACGCCAAGTTCACCGCCGTGCTCGAGAAGCAACTCGAGGCGGTGAAGAGCCGCACCTACGACATCAAGTATCCGGAGATGAAGGCGCGGCAGTTCATCCCCGTGAACAACGACGTCGACCCCGGTGCCGAGACGATCACGTACCGCCAGTGGGACGATTTCGGCATGGCGCAGATCATCTCCAACTACGGAGACGACCTGCCTCTCATCGACGCGCTCGTCGAAGAGTTCACGCAGCAGGTGTACGGCATCGGCGCTGCGTACCAGTGGTCGGTGCAGGATCTGCGACGCTCGGCGATGGCCGGTGCGCAGCTCGATCGTCGTCGCGCAAGGGCCGCTCGCCGGTCGATCGAGCAGCAGATCGAGAACATCGCTGCGAAGGGCAACCCGAAGACGAAGCTCGTCGGGTTCACGAACAACACCAACGTGCCGCTCGTGGCTCCGACCACGGGTACGTGGTCGACTGCAACTGGCGCTGAGATGGTCGGCGACATGATGAAGCTTGCAGCTTCAATCGTGACGACGAGCAAGGAAGCGTTTATGCCGGATACGCTGGCGCTCGACATCGCGTCGTACAACCTGTTTGCGACGACTCGAATCAGCACCACCGGCGATACGAACCGCACCGCGCTTGAGGCGTTCTTGGCGTCGAATCCGTGGGTGACCAACGTGGGCACCTGGAACCAGCTCGCGCTGGCTGACGCGGGTGGCACCGGTCCTCGGGCTATCTGCTACAAGCGCGACGACGAAGTGCTCACGTTGGAGATCCCACAGGAGTTCGAGCAGTTCCCGCCGCAGGCGAAGAACCTCGCATTCCAGGTGCCGGTGCATGCGCGCATCGGCGGCGTGATTATCTACTACCCGATCGCTGTCGCGTACATGGACGGGCTGTAGGCGCGAGCTTCCGCAGACGTAGCGCCCCTGCTGGCCCGGGCAGGACCGGCAGGGGCGTTTGAGTTTCAACGAAAGGGCCAAACAACATGCTAGTGATTGTCAACAACCAACCTCGACTCGTGGAGCTGCCGCCGGTGCTTCCCGTGCTCGATGACGATGGCGAAGTCGTCGAAGAGGGCTTCACCGCCTATCGGCTCGCTCCGGGCGAGAACGAAGTGCCGGAAGCCTGCTGGGCGAAGGTCGTCAAGAACAAGGCAGTCAAGATCTGGCTCGCCGCGGGCGTCATCGCGAACACTGGCGAGGGCACTGCCAAGCAGCTCGTCAACAACCTCGACGCGATCTCGCAGGCCGACGCGTTGCGCCACATCGCCAACGCCGAGAACACCGCGCTGCTCAACGACTGGAAGCGCGGTACGGAGTCGCTCGGGCTGCGGACGGCGATCGACGAGCGTCTCGCAGAGCTGGTGGCGTCGCAAACCGGCGACGCCAAGACGGCGGTGCCGAACTCGCCCGATGGGGTCGAACCCGTCATCGAAGCCACACTCGAAGGCGGAGGGGACTAGCGCACCATGGCCGTCAGCGTTGAGCAGATCCGGCAGACGTTCCCTACGTTTCGCAAGACCGATCAGGAGACGATCACGGCAAAGCTCGTGCTCGCTCGCCTGTCGGTCAGCGCGGGCGTGTGGGGCGGCAAGACGGATGCCGGCGTGCTCTTCCTGACGGCCCACTACCTCATGCTCGACCCGCAGGGGCAGAACGCGAAGCTCAAGCCAGAGAACCTAGCGAAGACGGTCTACGGCGAGACGTACATACAGATCAGGAACCAAGTCACATTCGGCCTGCGCCTGGCAGGACTACCGCCCGCGGGCGCGTTTACGGATCCGGCCAATGGCGTCTAAGCGCAACCCCGTAAAGCTCAAGGTGCGCGATCGCGATCGCGGCTGGAAGAAGCTCCGACGGGAGATGTTCGGCCTGCGCAAGTTCGTCACCGTGGGCGTGCACGGTGAGGACGATGCGCGCAGCGACGAAGACGGCGACATCGGCAACGTCGAGCTCATGGCCGTGCACGAGTTCGGCAGCGACATCGCTGGCGTGCCAGAGCGCAGCGTCATACGCCACACCATCGATACGAATGCGAACAACTACAGGCGGCTCGTGCACAAGCTCGGGCAGCAGGTCTACGCGACGCGCATCACGACGGTCCAGGCGCTCGAGCTGCTCGGGCAGAAAGTCGCGTCCGACATGCGCCGCACTATCCAGCGCACACCGGGCGACTGGCCCGCGCTGGCGGACTCGACAATCGCGTCGCGCGAGTTCGGGGGCACCAAGCCGCTGCTCGATCGCGCCGAGCTGCAACGCTCCATCAAGCACAGGGTCGGGCTGTGAGCGGAGAGATCTACCCCACCTGGCAGCAGAAGGTCGACGCGATCAAGGACGCGTGCGAGTGGGCTACGGGCGTCTGCGGTGACTGGAAATACAAGTCTCGCGCGTTTGAGCTACCTGACGACAACGACGCATGGTTCACCCTCGCTATGGGCCGCATCCGCGAGCTCGGCGTCGATGAGACCTGCTACGAAGACAACGGCATCGACCGGCCACCGAACCCGGGCGATCCGCCGCTAGCAGGCGGCGAGTTCCCGCGTTCCGACGTCATGGTCGGCCAGCGGCAGATGTTCGTCGAGCTGCGCACGTTCAATCGCGACCAAGAGCAAGACGTCGTTGCGTGGGTCGTCGCCGAGCGCGCGCGCACGCGCCTGCGCATGCAGTACGCGCGCGACCGGTGGTTCATCCCCAACAAGGTGGCGATCTCCGAGCTGTTCGAGGTCGTACCCATGCCGACCCCCCGACAGGTCGTAGCGGGGCGCCCTCAAAGCGAAGCCGTGCTTGAGATGGATTTTTCGACTGTCGTCGCCGAGAGCGACGGCGCAGCGATCGGCACATGGATCGAGCAGGTCGAAGTGAGTAGCCAACTGAAGAACCCCGGCGGTGTCCTGCTTGACCCGTCGATTCAACTGAACGAAGAGGTCATGCCATGAGCACTCTGAACGCTATCGTCAACGTCACTATCACGAGCTCAGGGCGTGGCGTGAGCCGCGCAGGGTTCGGTATCCCGCTCGTGCTCGCCAAGCACGACGTGTTTCCGGAGCGCTTCAGGGAGTACAATCTCGGCACCGCGCCCGCGGACATGGTGACCGACGGTTTCACGACCTTCGACCCTGCGCACCGTGCGGTCTCGGCGCTGGCGCGCAACACGCCTAAGCCCACGCGCGTGATCGTCGGGAAGCTGCTCACCGACTTCAACCAAGACAGCGACATCACGGTCAAGCCGATCGTCGCGGTCGGCGGCGAGCTGTACTCGATGTCGGTCACGAGTCCCGACGGCACGGTGACGGCGGTCAGCTACACCGCGATCGCTGCCGATACCGAGACCGTCATCGCCGGGGCGCTGCAGGCCCTACTTGACGCCATCGCAGACCACAGCTCGGCGAACGTCGCGGGCGTGATCACGAACACCGCCGACAACGCAAGCGAGATGTTCCTGTACGACGGTCTCGACATCTCTCTCATGGACTTCCAGGAGAAGACGGCTGACAGCAACCTCGCCGCCGAGCTCGCCTCGCTGCAGCAGCTCAACGATACGTGGTACGGCGTCATCCTCGCCGACCCGCAGAGCAACGCACGCATCACCGCGCTCGGCAACGCGCTCGAGACGCAGGAAAAGGTGTTCCTCGCCACCACGCACGACACCGCTTGCGGTGACGCGGTCTCGACAACCGACGTGATGTACATGCTCAACGCGGCGCAGCTGTTCCGCACCGGGCTCATGTACAGCGGTGACCAGGGCGCGCACGCGGCGGCCACGTGGATGGGCAACGGCTTCCCGTTCGACCCGGGCAGCCAGACGTGGGCGTACAAGCCGCTGTCGGGCGTCGTCTTCGACAACCTCACCACCGCTTTCAAGTCGGCGGTCGAGGGCAAGGAAGGCAACTACTACAGCGACGATCTCGGCACGCCCGCGACGAACGGCGGCGAAGGCGCTGGCGGCAAGATGGCCAGCGGCGAGTACATCGACACCATCCGCGGGCGCGACTGGCTGAGCGCGCGCCTGCGCGAGCGCGTCGCGGGGCTGCTCGCGAACTCGCGGAAGATCCCGTACACGAACAAGGGGATCCGCATGGTGACGAAGGAGGTCACCGCGCAGATGCGCGAGGGCATCGGCAAGAGCTACCTGTCACCTGACATCCCGGAAGGGCAGGAAGAGCCGTACATCGTCACGGCGCCCGACGTCTCTGAGGTCAGCGCGCAGGACAAGATCGACCGGCTGCTACCGGACGTCAACTTCGAAGCGACGCTCGCGGGCGCGATTCACGCGGTGCGCATCAACGGAACCTTGCAGGTCTAGGAGACTCCCATGTCAGACACCGTACAAACATACATGCCCGACGAAGTCGTCGTCGCCGTGGGCCCGGTGCTGGTCGACAGCGGCTACGCCGACGACGAGTTCGTTCGCATCGAGTTCGAGAGCGACATCACTACCGACGAAGTCGGCACCGATGGCGAGGTCGTCGTTTCGCGTACCAACGACAAGCGAGCGACGATCACGATCCTGCTCATGCAGACGTCGGCCGCGTCGATCGGCCTGTCCGCGCTCGCCAACTTGAGCCGCACCGCAGCGGCGATGGCCGGCGCGATCGTGCCTACAGAGATCTTCGACCCGCAGAACGTCAAGCTGTGGGGCGCAGAAAACTCGTGGGTGCAGCGCAACCCCGATGCGAGCTACGGCCGCAGCGCGCAGTCGCGCGAGTGGCCAGTGCGCTGTGCACACCTGCTGCCGGTCAACGGCTAGCCGACAACGCAACATGAAAGGGCAAGATTCATGCTGGAGAAAGAAGAGTCAGAGATTGACGGCAACGTCTACCGCTACCAACCCTTGAAGCTCAAGCCCGCGAGGGCGCTGTTCGACAGGGTCGTGCAGAGCTTCGGCCCGGCGATCGCCAACGCGCTCGAGGGGCTCAAGGATGCGGAAGAGCTGGACGAAGACATGGACGTCACCGTGGCGCTAGGTGCGCTGTCGGGAAGCTTCGCAGGCATGCTGCGAGGCGTCGTCGACGGGCTCGACGAGCGCACGCACGCGAAGCTCGCCGACGACTTCGCCAAGCAACTCGAAGTCGAGGTGCCGCTTGATCCCAACGAGCCCGACGGCGAGCGTGCTTTCATGCCGCTCGAGTCGATGCGCGAGCAGCTCTTCGGTCGGCGGCTGCTGACCGAAGGCAAGGTGATCGTCTTTTGCTTGCGGGCGCAGTTCGAGGATTTTTTAGAGCCAGTGCAGAGAATCGCCATGCAGGCGACCGCTCTGCGGGCGAAGGTCGTATCGAGCTCAAGCTCCCGAAAGGAGTCGACTGGTTCACGCACCGTATCGCCACAAGCGGTAGGTACGCCGACAGCCTAGCTGACATCCACGACCGATGGAGCCTTGCCGAGCTGACGCGAGCACACCAGACAGAAGACGCAATCGAGAACGCAGAGCAACGCGCACACCAGCAAGCTGAGAGGCGGCAGAAGAGACCGAAGCGCTAGTACATGGCCATCCTACGCGACATAACCGCCCGTCTCGGGCTGCAGCTGGATAAGCAGTCGTTCGTTCAGGCGGAGCGGTCGCTCGGCGGTCTCACGGCTCAGCTCACCAGCCTGAGCACGATCGTCATCGGGTCGGGTGCCGCGCTCGCGATCGGGAAGCTCATCACGCTCGGTAGCGACGCCAACGAGACGCTCAACGTGCTCGATGCGTCGTTCAAAGAGAACTCGAAGTCGGTGCAGGACTGGGCCGGCACGTTCGCTACGGAGGCGGGGCGCAGCGAGTTCGAGTTGCGCGAGATGGCAGGCACGCTCGGCGCCGTGCTCAACCCGCTCATGGAGCGCAACGCCGAAGCGGCGGCGGACATGTCGGTCGGCCTATCCGAGCTCGCTGTCGATCTAGGTTCCTTCTTCAATGCCGCCGACACCGACGTGCTGCAGGCGTTGCGCGCCGGCATCACAGGCGAGGCGGAGCCGCTAAAGCGCTTCGGTATCGTGATGCAAGACGCGACGCTCGAAGCGTTTCGGCTATCGCAGGGCATCAATAAATCGTTCAAGTCGATGTCGATCGCCGAGAAGACGGCGCTACGTTACAACTTCATTCTCGACCAGACGGTCAACGCGCAAGGCGATGCCGCGCGTACCAGTGAAGGGTGGGCGAACGCGAGCAAGGGGCTGATCTCCGCCTTCAAGGATCTGGGTACGCGCTTGGGGCTGACGCTACTGCCGTTCGTCGAGAAAGTCGCGATCGCAGTACGCAACACCGTGCGCGGCTTTCTGGAGTGGCAGAAGGGCACACGCTTCCTGCAGTCGGTGCTGATAGTGCTCGGCGCCATCGGCGCCAAGATCGCCGCCGGCCTCATCCTCGCATGGCTGCCGGTGCTGCTGCCGTTCATCAAGTTCGCTGCGATCGTCACGCTTGCCGCACTCATCCTCGACGACTTTCTGACATTCATGGCCGGCGGCGACAGCGTGATCGGCCGCTTCATCGAGTCGATCTTCGGGCCCGGCTCCGCTGCCGCTGCCGCCGACGGGCTGCGCATGGCGTGGGAGGGGGTCGTACTGTTCTGGAAACAGGAGGTCGTGCCCGCGCTCGCTTTCGTGAAAGACGCGTTCCTGTCGGACGCGCAGGCAATGAGCGAAGCGTTCGGCGCGTTCTTCAGTGACTTCGGCGAGTGGATCTTCGAGAACGAGAAGCTGCTAATCGGTTTTTCGGATACGATATTAAAAACCCTCAACGCGGCCGCTAAGCTCGTAGGGATCGATCTCAATCTAGAGACTACTGAGGCCCGGCTAGCGCGCACATCTGCAGAGCGCGCAGGGGAGCGTCGCCGTGGCATGGCGAGCAGTGCGATACGCGACGGGGCGCCGCTCAGTGCGAGCATCGCGCAGGCGAGCGCGGCAGCGCAGATCGACAACTCGGTCACCGTCAATGTGCAGGGCGGCGCGACGGCCCGCGACGCAACGCGTATCGCA